CACAACGGCCGCGACTCCCGCTGACAAAATGGCTTTAGGATCTGTCACGCCTGCCATGTAAACAGCAAGGCTTGCTGCAATAAATGATCGAGCATAACTGGCGAGCATAGGCTTTAATTCATTCATTTTTTCTTCTCCTTGACAGCCGTTTTCGGCAGCTGTACTAAAGGAAATTCTCCAGCATATTCGTCAAATTTTGGCCTACCGAAACCAACAATCTCTTTGCCTAAATAGCGCTGTTTGATCATAACCATTCCGCCGTTGCGCTGATCGCCACTGCCAGAGGTATTGCCCTCAACGCAAAACACACTTATTTTGCCAACCTTGACCACAATTCCAATATGGCTTATTCGATCAACGCCGTCATGTGGAAAATCCATGAAGCAAAGATCGCCCAGCTTCGGAACTGTGTGCCAGCGTCCAAGATTTTTCATTCTTTCAGCTCCGGCGGCTGTGCTCACCATGTTTGAAATCTTGACGCCAGCTTCATTTGCGCACCAATTAACAAAAGAACCGCACCAAGGCAAGCCGTCGGCTTTTGTAAATTTACCGTATTTGGTGAGGTTGTCGCCTTCCTCAATCGTGCCAACTTCTTTGAGTGCAGCTGCAATCAGAGCTGCGGCTGTGCCTTGCGGATAAGTCATGACAGCAATATTGCCGCTTCATCGGCTGTTATGCCTAAACGAGTAAGAAGCGCAGCCTTGGCAGCAGCCTTTGTTGCATCAGCTTCTTTTAACTTTGCCACTTCAATTTGATCTAATTCATATTGAGCAAGTTCATCTGCTGTCATATCGCGCAATTTGCCGTCAATGTTTATTTGTAATTTAGCCATTTATTTAACTCCATATACATAGACAGTGCCACCAGACCATGAGCCTGAACCCGGTGCAAATGAAACTGCTGTGATTGCCGCGCTTGCGTCGTAATTAGCAGCGCCAGCCACGTTTGATGAAAAGCCGCCGTTTTTAATCGAAATGCTTTGCCATACAACACCAAAATTATTTGTTGCCGTTGGTTGGAAAATGTCTATCTTTGCGTTGCCTTTGTAGAGGGTCGTGTTATTGCTTGGAATTTGGATAAAGATGTAAGGAATATTTGTGCTGCTTGCTGTAGATACGCCCGTCACGCTTGCGCCGCCGTCAAATCGTGTTATTGAGTAAGAATAGTTTGACCCTGTGTCTCCGTTAATTCTCATTGAGCATTGAACGTCGTCAACAGTGCCGTAAGCGTCTTTTATGTAAATAGTCAAAGAAGTGTAGCCCGTTACGGTGACGCTAACTGAAGTTGAAGTGCCTGAAAGAGCTGTGCCGCTACCATTTAAAAGAGTCATGCCACCACTGGAAGGCGTCGACCAAGCAAGACCAGTTGCAGCTGTCGAGTCTGCCGCCAGCACTTGACCATTTGTACCTACTGCCAAGCGGCTGACCGTATCCGCAGCAGTTGCAGCAATGAGATCGCCTTTTGCGTCAACAATCGTTTTTGCTATTGCAGCATTTGCGTTGGTTAGCATTTGAGTATCAACAGCTTGACCAAAGACGTCAAAATCCGCCGGTAAGTCTGTGACCAAATCTGTTGAAGTCGGCATAATAAAGCCGTAATTGGTTGTTGGATTAGCCATTTATTTTCCTTTCGATCATGACACGATTGTCGCATATTCCCATGTCAAAGTTGGCGACACGCTAGCCCAAGTTTCGTTGATTGGAACGTCATTCCAGCGCATGGCTTGCAGCGAATAGGCCAGCGGCGACATGAGCAGCGTGACCGATAGCTCGTTATAGCTGGCGCGAAAGGTAAAGCCCTCGACAAAACCTTGAAATGTGCCGGCAGACATATTAAGCGGCAAATTGTTGAGTGCAATTGGCTGACCCATAAACACGTTAATAAGGCTATTTCGGTCGCCGTTGTCTAACTCTGGATTTGTCAGGGCGTAGGTTATCTGCTCAAAAATTGGCTGAGGATAAGCTCTTAGCGCGAGATAAAACGCGGCCTGAGACTCTGCGTCCGCCTGATGTTTTATTGTTGTACTAATAATCTGCGCCAAATTGCCGTACAGGCCGACTGATGTTTCATCTCGGTCGCTGACTTCGCTGCCGCTGCTAATTCCATATTTAATCGTCACGTCATTGCGGACGTCGCCAGCCCTAGTTTTAATCGTTATGCCTCGACCTAACGCATGATTTGCAGTGAGATCTGTATATCCATTGGCTGCCAAATAATTGGTTCTATGAGTGGAGTCCGCATAACCAATAAGACCATTTGCGTCCTCATAAATATAACCAAGACCAGAAGTCGCGAGAGCTGCGACAAGGTCATAAACGACTGTGCGTGATGATGAACGTTGTGCAAGCTCATAATTGCCGGGCGTATCTATTTCGCCGAGGCCAACGTTTTCGGCTGTTGCCCAAGTCGTTGTCGGATCATAGGCAGCCCAAGTTTCCGCTGCTGGCACTTGCTGCCATTGCGCAAAAAGCACCTGAGACAGAATTGTGTAAATTTGATCGCCGTCAAAATCCTGTGTCAAGACTCCGTTTGTAAGCGCCTTTTGCAGCCTTGCCAGAGCGCCCAAGGCTGTAATTGTCACCTCTTGCGTGTACGCGGTCGAGCCGACCTCTGAGACGCTCACAGCGATATCCACGATCGAGCCGCCAAAAATAGGTTTATAGACGGCAGAAGTGTCTTGAACTTCAACAGATAACGTGTCATTTATTTGGTAGTCAATAGCAGCTTGATTAAACACGATTAACGTGATCGAGCAATAACCTGCCTGTGCCTGCTCATAGATATTTGTGCGTCCAGAGGTGATGTTTAAGCTGGCCAAAACTGAGTCAGTGACGTCAACGCCAGCGATCTTTACACGCCAAACTGGCGACCATTGTGTCATTGTGTCAAGACAAGCTGATTGCTGCCGCCTGTACCTCGGAAGTATGAGTCATTCAAAGCGTTGACAATTGTTCTAGCTGTGCCTTCTGAGTCAATTGCTCCGTTGACTGTCAGATTTAATATAGATCCGGCTTCTGTGCGGTGGCCTGTAATTGCACTGGCCGCTTTTGATGAAACGGCTGCTTTAGACGCGCCAGCGGCCGCGCTTGCAACGGCGGCATTGGAAATGTCTGGAATTTTGATTGGCGGCGGCGTATTCATAGTGACTGAAGAGCTTGAGGCGCTCGATCCCAAGACGCCTGAAATGCTACTAAATGAGCCGCCTGATTGTGCGCCGCCAGATGAGACAGGTTTCAGATCAGGCAAGCCAAGATTGACTGCATTGTAAGCCCTAATTAAAAAGTTAATTCCGTCGATCGTTCCTTGAATTAAAGTATTTATGACCTTGATTACCGATCCAATTACGCCCACGACTGCTCCGGCAATCTTGCCAACAGTCTGCAAAGCGCCACCTAATACGGTGACAAGTACCGGCACAACGTAACTTTGTATAAACTCAATGAATAAAACAAATGACTCTTTGTTATCGTCAATTGCCTTTGTGATTGGTTTAAAGAAGTCTGCAAATTTGCCTAGCGCTGGCACTACTTTGTTGACTACAAATTCAACAAGGCTTTGAATAATTGGAAGCAAGCGCGCACCAATTGACTCTTTTGCCTCGTCAAATGTAACTTTTAGAATTTCAAGTCGACCGGCAAATGTCTCTGAGTTAGCAGCTGCGGCGCCACCAAATAAATCTGACAGTTTCGTCTGAACGTCTGTGAATGACATTGCCTTAAGCTCTGCGGCAGATAAGCCAATGCCCAATTTGCCAAGAGAGGCGGTATTGCCGTCATAAGCTTTGCCAAGCGCGTTCGCTACTGAGTCCAGCCCCTTGCCTGTCGCTTGGCTTATATCTAACGCAAGGTTTAAAAGATCCTGAGCCTTTGTGACGTCATTTGTTGACAAAGACAATCGCTGCAAAGCTGGACGCAGCTTGTCATCTGCCACGCCTGTTGCCAATGATGTTTTAAGTATTTGTTTTTCAACAGAGGCAATCATTTCATCTGTTGCGCCAGTCGCATTTTTTAAAGCTGTGGCAAGTCTTATCTGTGCAGCTTCGTCCTCGATCGCAGCTTTAACGCCGTCGACTGCAAGTTTTACGGCATAAGCCCCGGCGGCAGCTGCGGCAGCTGCAAAGGCAAGTCCAGCCTTTTTACTAAATTCTCCAAGCTTGCTGCTGGAATTTTCTACGTCAGCGTTTGCGCTATTTAAGGATTTTTTAAGTTGGTCAACGTCAGCAAGTATCGACAGCTTGAGCGTTCTACTTTGCGCAACCATTTAAAACTCCTTAAGGATCTTTTCAAAAGCATTTTCCCACTTAGCAATGATTTCGGGCTGAATGGCGCGCAATGTTGGATAAATAAACCAGCCGTTTGATCCGCGACCTTTTGGGCCAAAACCTGACCAGATAGGAAATTGCTTATACTTGTTTGATCCGAATTCGTTGCCGCCCCAGAGTTGTTGAGTTGT